GCTAACGAAACTTACTTCCTTAACACCTATATACTTTCTAATCAACAACAACAACTTTTCCTTACTTACCCTCCTCACCTTTTCGTTCAACATAACTACTAATAATAATTTATTTCATTTATATTCTATCTGCTTTTCGTTCAACACAACAACTCCCAACCTACAACATAACCTAACGATTTCTGTAATATTTCACTACCCCTCACTTTCACCCTCTCATACTTATCTCTCTTTTCCTTTAATCGTATCACACCTACCCCCTTCACCATATACTTCCCATCCCCTTCACTGTATCCTTCATATTCCCCACTCAATGTTCTCTTTAACAACCTTCTCATTACTCTCTCTTTCTCCTCTTTTTTATCACACTCGAAATAATCTTTTGCAGCCATTCCGTCACGCAGAGTCACTCCCATCAATCTCTCCAGCTCACACATATTACATATATCCTCATATCTACGTATACCACTCGTGCATCTCACGTACATCTTTTCATCCTTATCCACCTCTTCACATAATACACTACGACTCTTCCTGTTCCCCTCGATGAACCTTTTTTCCTCCATGGTGAGTTTTTCGTAATTTTCCTTGGCCACCGGGTCGAGTTCACCCTCACTTTCAACCTCTTCGGAAGAATCACTGTCATATTCACTTTCGGGTTCATTGGTGTCCTCCCCAAGAAGTAAGAGTTTGGGAGGGTCGTTTGTCGATATGGGTGTATGATACATAATCGGTTGACGAGGAGTCTTGTGGGGATTCTTATCGGGGGTTTTTTTAACGGCTACTCGATATATACCAGCATTATGTGGATACATGTACTTGGCAAGATAGGTATTCGTCACTATCATCCAATACGCCACCATCTCACTACTGTTTCTGATATGATGACTTAACCTCACCGTGGTTTCGAACAATTTGATGTAATTCACATCTTGATATACCATCTTGGGGTCTTCATACGCATAATTTTTATAGGGCTGTATGATGACATTTTGAATCGTGGTCGCGGCCTCATCCATCGTCCATGTATCCTCATATTTTTTGATACGAAACCTCACCGCCAAGGCAAACCGACGCGTATGTTCATTCAAACTACACAAGGTTTCGGATAAAATCGATGGGAGCATGGGTCGTCGACGGTCCGGTAGATAAATCGTGGCAATACGGTTATCAAACGAATCCCATAGTTTGAATTTCTCGAGCCAGAATACGACATTGGCAATATAGACGGTCACATAGATATCCGTGCTATCTGGACATTCCATGATACTCAGTCCATCGTCGTAATCCACGGCATTCATCGGATCAATGGTAAATACCTTGGGGGGATTGGGTATCGTTGTCCAGTCCTGTATTTTATAACCGGGGTCGGATGCTATCTCTTGAAAATATTCGTCCATGGTCTTGTGTTTTGTCATCTCTTTTATTCTTTGGGTCATCTCTTTGAGTGAACTGTTCAACGAATTACAGTATAATTGGTATTCATAGAACAGTTCTATTTTATCAATATCTCCCAAGGTCTCGACCAAGACCCCGTGGGGATGTTCCTCCTCCCAGTGGTTTAATTTAAACAGGACATATTTGTTCATATAGGCTTTGGAAAAATCAATCTTCATGTCATAGGGTACCAAGAAATGGGGTAGGCGTCGATCGTCGGGAATACATTTATAGAGTAACCGTTTTTTATTGGCGGTACGGCCGTAGGTACGGTTTCCGTTTAAGATGATGACCCCCGGTATATAGGCCGCCGAACGGGTAGGTGATTTTACCAAGACGGGATGGGCTGTATCGGTGAAATCTACCAAGTCATTGTTGAACCATTTATACGTCAATGGAAAGGGTAACCCCGTGCCAGAAATATCTTCTTTACTGTCGGGATACGCATATGACCAACGTGAATACGTATGTTCCTTGACCAAGACCCTTAGTATGAGTCTGTCTGGTTCTTGTGAATCGATATTCATAGTCTTTCTTTATTACTATAGATAATACGGTTATGTTTCTAGATGGGTTTCTTGGTACATGGAGATACACGAAGTGATATGAAAACAATGTGTGTATGATATGTACATCGTATGCCCCCCAAGAAAGTGGTTGTCCGTAAATCCAAGGTCGGGACCAAGAAACCCGTGGAAGAAAACCTCGACGTAGATATGGGGGAAAGGACGACCACCTGGCTCATGGAACCACCGGTACAGGACTCATCGCGTGTGTCCACCCGAACCATTTCCTTCGATGCCGGTCGGTTCTTGGTCATCGTGGAATCCCCCAGTAAATGCAAAAAGATTGAGAGTTACCTCGGACCCAACTACCAAGTCATCGCATCCAAAGGTCATATCACCCAAATCGACGGACTCAAGAGTATCGACCATAAGCACGACTACCATATCACCTTTTCTCCTTCACCCTCCAAGAAGGGCCATATCGCGTTCATGCGAGACATCATTCGACAATTCCCTCCGGAACGTGTAATCATCGCCACTGACAATGACCGGGAAGGGGAGGCCATCGGCTACCATATCTGTACCATGTTTGGTCTACCCTTGGAAACCACCCAGCGTATTCTCTTCAACGAAATCACCGAGTATGCCCTGAAGACGGCGGTGCGTCAACCCACTGTACTGAACCTCCCACTGGTCCAGTCCCAACATGCCCGTCAGATCTTGGACCTCTTCATTGGGTTCAAAATATCGCCTGTGTTGTGGAAATACATCTATCATTCCAAGGCCAAGTCGTTGTCCGCGGGCCGGTGTCAGACCCCCGCGTTACGGCTCGTCTACGAGAATTACCAAGAACAACTCGCGAACCCAGGGGGTGAGCAACGGTACCGGACCATGGGATATTTCTTCTCACCCCATAATCTCCCCTGTGAACTTAAACATGAATTTGAACATCCCGACGAGGTACGGAGGTTCTTGGAAGCCTCTCAGACCCACGACCACCGGTTTGTTCTCCATGATAAAACAGATAGTCGTAAGGAGCCCCCCGCCCCCCTGAATACCTCACGTCTACTCCAAGTCGCCAGTAACCTGTTTCACCTGTCCCCCAAGACCACCATGCAACTTGCCCAAAAACTTTACCAAGACGGCCATATCACCTACATGCGTACCGAGTGTAAAAAATACTCGGCGGCCTTCATCGAATCGGCGACAAAATACATCTTGGGTAAGTTTCATGGTCGAACCGAGTATGTGGGTCGTGTGGATAAAATCTCCAACCAAGGTTTGCAACTCCCCCACGAAGCCATTCGGGTCACCCATTTGGGATGTGCCCATCTGGGGGGTGATGACCATAAACTGAAACAACTCTACCATTTCATCTGGAAAAACACCGTACAGTCGTGTATGGCTACGGCCCAATACCACTCTTACAAGATCGAGGTATCGGGGGCCATGAACCATGTCTATGTGTACCATCACGAAGTCCCGGTCTTCTTGGGTTGGAAGGCCCTGGAAACTTCCGAGGGTGATTTGGCAGCAGAACAATCCAAAGCCCAGGGGGTGCTAGCGTTCTTGGGAGCCACCAAGACCCAGGCGGTACTTCATCATACCGAAGCTACCGTGGTGACCCGGGGACTCCATTCCCACTACACTGAAAGTAGTCTCATACAAAAACTGGAAGACCACGGGATTGGCCGACCTTCGACGTATGCTCTCTTTGTCGAAACTATCCAAGAACGTGGGTATGTGGTCAAACGCGATATCGAAGGTCGGAAGATTCAGTGTGTGGACTTTGTTTTACGAGCCGGGGACGGGGGGATTGACGAACGGACCGTGGTGAAAACTGTGGGGGGTGAAAAGGCCAAATTGGTCATCCAACCCGTGGGAATATTGTGTATCGAATTCCTCTTGAAACATTTTGCCGAGCTGTTTGAATATACCTATACCAAGTACTTGGAAGAGGAGCTCGATGGTATCTCTGCCGGAGCGGACAGTATCCTCCCTTGGTATTCCATCTGTGAAAAGGCCCGGACGGATATCGCCCGTATGATCAAGGCCACCAACCAGACCAAGAAGGAGGTCTACCCCTTGGACCAATTACATGAGTTGATCTTCTTGGCTCACGGTCCTTGTATCCGTCGCCATGGCTGTGAAAATGAACAGGGTATCATGGACGAGGATGCTATCGAATTCTTACCGATTAAGAAATCTGTGGAAATTGACTTGGAAAAGTTGAAGAGGAACGAGTACTGTATCGACGACCTCTTGGTCTACAAGCAGTCCTATTTAGGAAAACACCAAGATGTGGGAGTGTTCCTTCGTACGGGACCCTACGGCCAATTTATTGAGTGGAATACGACCAAGAAACCCCTGAAAATACCGGAAGAAAAGATGGCGACCGTGGACTTGGCGTATGCGGTGGGGGTGTTGACCGGGGTGGACACGGTGGCCAGTGACCCCAAGATTCTACGACCCCTGAACGACATCATGAGTGTACGTAAGGGACAATACGGTAATTATGTGTTTTACAAGACGGCCGAGATGACCAAGCCCCGGTTCGTGAATATCCGGAAATTTACCGAGAATCCGTTGACCTGTGAGGTCGATGTCTTGGTTCAGTGGGTTAACGAGCAAGTTGCCAAGCCTGTTCGGGGGGGCGGGGGCGGTGGTGGGGGTAAGGGCACTGGTGGGGGTGGGGGACGGAAATGGTTCCCCAGGAAAAAGAAATAACCCCCCTCGGTGACGAATGGTCTGAGTATAATATAAATGGCCATGGTCAACTGGTCCGAACATGTCTCATCATGGATACAACCCATGGGTCTATTCGTACGGTGGACCATACAATCGTTGAAGATGTTGGATAGTCGAACCGTACTCTACCATGTCATTTTCTTGGTATCGTATGTATTGTGTTTCGTCTACCTGAACTACCCCAACACTGAGATGATATCTGTGATGTTTTTCTTGGTATTACACTTGGTATTTTTATTCTTCTTGGGTTATACCCGTCCCACGTTACCGGGATTCGATACTCTCCGTAACATCCAATACCATCCTACGTCATGGGATATTACCCAAATATTCAACCTCAATTTTGCCGACTATTCTGTTCCCATCATCGTGGTGAGTTGGGTCTTCATGTTGTTGGCCTTGGTCATCTTGGTCCAAGACTACATCCGATTGTACCAGACCTATATCCCCAAGGGGGTGGAACCGACCTTTGGTAACATGGACGGATTCAAACAGAGGGCCTTGGGGCTTTTGATGGCCAGCACGGTGTTGGTCTGGCTCTTCTACCTACTCCAACATATCAAGGGGGGTTTTTCGGGGTTTACCCAACGGAACAAAGTGGTGAATAGTTTTGTCTTGGTCTTCGCGGTCATCTTGGTGACATCGAGTGTGTATAGTTTCCAATTATCCCGCTATGTGAATGACCATCTGGGGACCGTGGTCCTATCACCCCCTACCATGTGAGTGTGGTGTGGGTGCGTCGAATAACACATAAAACGTTCTAGTTCATGATGTATAGTATTCCGTTGTATACACCATGAAGTTCTATGAGACCCATTTCGAAGACTACTACAAATCCTTCGAAAAATGTTATCCCCAAGGTAGTAAATACGTGTTTGACCCTTCCAAGAATATCATTGTCTATGGGTCCGTGGGGGTGGGGAAATATACCGAGGTACTGAATATGCTCAAGGCCTACAGTCCATCTCAGCTGAAGTACGACAAGAAAATCAAAGCCTCCACCGATAAGCAATCCTATATCTACCGTATCAGTGATGTCCATTACGAGGTGGACATGTCGCTTCTCGGATGTAATTCCAAGATTATTTGGCACGAAATCTATTGTCAGATTATTGATATTATTACGATCAAACCCGAGAAAATCGGCTTTATCGTGTGTAAGAATTTTCATGCGATTCATAATGAGCTCCTCGATATCTTCTATAGTTATATGCAAAAACATTGTTACGGGTACGACGGAAAGAGCCGTGAAATACAGGTCAATTTTATACTCATCACCGAACATGTGAGCTTTCTACCCAACAATATCCTGAATCGGTGCCAAATCATCGGTATAGAGCGTCCCTCCAAGGAGGAGATGGTCCAGTATGCTCATACCAATAAACAAAAGGAGGTGTTACCGATACTGGACCAAATCGAGACGAAGGATGTCATGAATCTCAAAGAACTCTACTCATTCTCGTTGATTGATACTGTGGACAAACTCCCCCCGGACCACTTCAATACTGTGTGCGATATCATTATCCAAGAAATGATCAAACTCTACCAAGGCACCGGGGACCAACCGGGTATCACTTTTTTCCGGGACTGTTTGTACGACATCTTGATCTATAATTTGGACGGTATCGAGTGTATCTGGAACATTTACCAATATTTTATTGAACATGGGTTTATTGTGTCCAAGACCAAGAACGACCGGTTCATGTTGAAACTGGTCACGATACTCAAACAGTATGGTAACAATTATAGGTCCATCTTCCATATTGAGAATGCCATGTTTACCATGATAGAAGCCTTTGGGGAGTGAACGTCCGAACCCATCTTGTGTAGGGGTAATATATATCATGTGGGAACCCACTTTGGGGCAAGTAGTCGCGGCTCTGGCCATTCTCACCAGTAGTCTGTTTCTGATACCACAAATCTACAAGACCCATCTTACCCGTCGGGTGGATGATTTATCTATTCATAGTCATGTATTACTATGTTTATCCAGTATGTTATGGGGAATCCATGGGGTCATTATCGCGGACATCACCCTGTTGGTGTCGTCGGTGCTCACCATGACCCTGGTGATGATACACTCGGTTCAACATTGGCACTACCGACGGTAGGGATGGGGAATGGTCCGAATCAATATGAAGTCTTCTTGGTATAGTATGATAGACACGTGATGAACTACCAAGATGCCTGCCGGATATTTGAACTTGACCCCGGAGGAGAGAATATATGTGATTCGGTGTCGTTGAAGAAACAATACCGAAAATTGTGCTTGAAATACCACCCCGACAAGAACATGTCTCCGGATGCGGTGGGGGAATTTCAAACCTTACATGAAGCCTATATGGTACTCTTGAATCAGGTGGATTCCGAGACCGTGGATGATTCGGACGAGGAGGGCTCGGAAAATGAATTCGGAAACGGAGGTGGATATGGGTCCGTCTTTAAACAATACTATGATTCCTTCTGCCATATTTCGGGGGTGATGGGGAATTTAGTGGAAGAGCATTTGGGCAAAACCCCGGTGGAACTTATCGAACACCTCCTGGCCAAATATCAACCCAAGACCGTACAAATGATTGAACAGATTGACAAAGACGTCTTGTTACGTATCTACTGCTTCATCTGTAAAAACCGTAAGCGGTTTCCGACCATCACCGATAGTATCGTGCAACATATTGGAACCCTCCTACGATGTACTTTGAAAAAGAAAATGTCCCGAGACCGTCATTATATCCTATATCCTCACTTGGACGACCTCTTGTCATGTAATGTCTATCGGCATACGGAGCGGGGGCATACGTATATCATTCCTCTCTGGATGGAAGAATCGGTGTTTGATATTGTGGACGGGGACGGAGAGGTGGACGGGGAGGTGGAGGAGGTGGACCCCGGGGAAATGGTGGTACATTGTATCCCGGTATGTCCAGAGGATGTATGGATCGATGACCATCATCATGTCCATAAAAGGGTACATTGGGACCTCCAAGACATTTGGTACTCGGAAACGGCCCATATCGATGTCCAGTTGGCTGGCCAGAACTTTTCTATTTTAAGAGATGGGTTATGTCTGAAGCGTGAACAGACGGTAGTATTTAAACACCGAGGAATCCCGGTGGGGAACCCCGGTAACATCCTGGATGTCTCCAAAAAGGGAGATATTGTGTTCCATATCACCCTGAACCTATCCGAACCGTGAATATGGGTTAGGGCGAGGTGGTGGTGCGAGGGGTGCCGACGGGATGACCGACGGGGGTGCCGACATACTGGGTTCTACCAATTTACCAAGTTCCTCTCCGATACGGTACGCTTGCACAATTTCGTCCTCGTTCATCACCTGCCCTTCCATGATAGGAACCGCTTGGGCGATTCCTGGGGGATTCGTGTTCGAATTTTCCGAAGGAGCCGATTCCGGACGAGGTACCAGAGCCGTTTCCACTGGTACCGACCCCATGACAATGGTCAAGACCACCTGAGTGCCATTCTTAGTGATATTGTACCCCGAGGGGGTGGGTTCCTCCAACGTATATTGGATGAGCCGACTCGGTTCGAGGATATACACATACTTACCTTTCCACTGGGTGGTAACCGTGTCGACCTGTTTATTCAGACAGATGGGTAAATCGGTGTCGGTCAGGGGACGAGGGAGACAGGTATCGTTGACCTCGTAGGTCATCATGTCCGGGGTGGAAGAATCGATTTGAATCGTCGCCAAATCTACCATGGTGATGTTGAATCCTTCCAGGGCCACCATCATACATGATATGGTGTCTTGGGTATCGGTAATAAATAGGGCATGTTGCCGTGGAGAACGGATACTCGACCCCGACATCTTATACATATCCTGGATATATTTATGGGTGGGGTAGGGGTAGAGGTAGAGGTAGGGCTCTACTTCGTTAGAGTGGACCAAGAGGCTATCACCATCTATCTTATATTGGGTTCTTGGTGATTCGGTACCATGCAGCCAGGCTCTTCTCCCAAGCAATGTTCGATACGACCGACGACCCATAATCTCAATTTACAGATGTACAGTTTCCAAGAGATCTTGGGTCTCTTTCATTTGGAAGGCCGCTCGACCTTGACCGACCAAGACATGAAACAGGCCAAGAACGTGGTGTTGAAAATGCATCCCGATAAATCCCGCTTGGCCCCCCAGTACTTTATCTTCTACAAACGGGCTTTTGAAATCGTGGTCGATTTTTACCAAAACCAACAGCGAACCCAACAGGCCGTTCCCACCCAGAAGATGATGTATGAGACCGACGGTAAAGGCTTGGACAAAAGTATTACCACCCCCGAACACATCCATCAGGTGGTAGAGAAAATGGGTCAAGGCAAGTTCCAAGACAAATTTAACCAGTTGTTTGAAGAAAATATGCTAAATAAACAAAAAACACAGCGGTCCCAAGAACGGAATCAGTGGTTTACCCAAGAACAGGGGGTCGGGGATACTCTACCTGACTTGGGACGGGGGGGTACGATTCACGACAAATTCAACCGTATCAAAGAACACCAAGCCGCCACGCATTTAGTCAAATACAATGGTGTACAAAACCTGTATCAAGGTGGGGGACAGGTAGGACGGTTGTACGACGACTTGGAAGACGGGTCCGGGGACGGGGGGGACCAAGACTATGTGTCGTCGGACCCGTTTGGTAAGCTTCGTTACGATGACCTTCGTCGGGTTCATAAAGACCAAACCGTGTTTGCGGTGGGTGAACAGGATTTGAATAAGGTGACCCAATACGCCTCTTTTGACCATTTACAGCGGGCCCGAGGGCAACAGAACTTGACCCCTCTCCAAGAAGCCGAGGCCAAGCAGCTCTTGGAACAGGAGAAGCGATGGACCCAGGAACAATTCATGAAGAAGGAATATAGTGCCAAGCTCCAAGCAATGGAGAACGAAGAGAAATCCAAGGCGATTATGGCCCAATTTCTTCAGTTGACGAATGGTCGGTAGGTGGTTCGAGGGTCGGGGGATCGGCTCGGGGCCGCGATACTGTGGCCGTCACCATCCGTACCAAGTCTTCCAAGACGGTCACCCGGTCCTTCAGTTGTTTCATCTCGGTGGTCAAGAGAGTGATACGTGGGTCTTCGGGAGGTTCTTGGTCACCGATGAATGTATTGGTGGTAAAGGGTGGTTCCTGAAATGTGACGGTCTTGGTAGAACCGGGGACGGAGGCTGGGACGGAGGCTGATTGGATAGTCTCCGTGACGGGTACCAAGACCTCTTGGTCCGATATCCGAAGGGAGCCGGGGGTAGGAGGTATGGATAGGGTAGCCGAGGTCGGAGGTGGTATCAACGGTAGCATCAGGTCCTTCTCACGTTCACGTACATGCTTCTGTATCAGTTCATCCATATTGGCAATCGGCTCATCCAACCCCGCCATCCTGAAATCCACGGTTTGGGGTGCTGGGGTCCGTAACATCGCCTCCATCTCCTGTTGTTTTTCCAAGAAGCGTTGCTGTATCATGTGAGTATGACTACTTTTCATGGATCCATGGGTGTAGGAATCAGAATAGGAGTTGGTAGGTGGCTCGGCACGAGGAGTGGACAATACATTCTCTGGATAGTTAGGTGGGGGTGTCAAATCACTGATCATATCTCGTAGAGTGGCTTGGTTCAACTGGTTCAGTTCATTGGTCGTGATTTTACGCGTCAACCAAGAACGCGGAATGGTCTCATACACCTTCTGAACATGGAGTTTGAACCACTCAGGTCGTCGGTCATCGGGGATGGCGAACCGCATTCGGGGATGTTGGGTGATCGTGTTCCATAGGATTTCTTGGTTGTCGGGATGGATATAACGGGCCATGGGTTTCTAGGTTAAATGATATTCGTGTATAATTCTATATCTGTATTGATACAGATATTGATAGGAGTAGAGAGTGGAGACGCGGTCAATCCTTCTTTTCTTGGGTCTTGATGGTCTTTTTATAGGCGACCAACGGGGGGTCACTCTTGATCATGGTCTCCATTAAATCCTCCACAAAATCTGTATTGAGAAGGTCACCCGTGTCGGCATGATTCTGCTGAACATAATACATGATACGGTCATGATTCATGCTCTGGGGGTAGGCGATCAAATACACATCCACCGTGTTATTCCCCACCCGACCTCCATGTTTGGGTCGGCGCCGAGTCGTCCGCTTCTTGGTGCGGGTCTGCTTGGTTCTTGGTCTGGTTCTTGGTGTTGACCGGGGTCTTGGCATCATATACCTTATAGGGGGATTTTCATTGGGGATTGAAGTACCTGTCCCGGAACTCCGCCACCGTCTTATCACTGATCCGACGCTCCTTGAAACACCGAATACGCTGCTTCATCGACATTTTCTTACCCACCCCTCCCCATCGACCCGTCAACATGGTGATGATAAAAAAGAGTGAATACATCCCACATTCCGAATTACCGTATTGGTGCTCCAAGTCGTTATGGTCGAACCGAATACCTAAATTCAGAACCTTGGCTTGCTCCATCACCCGTTGAACCAAGGTTTGGATTTCCCGGGGAACTGCCCCACCCTCACTATCGAAATAAAAGATGATATGATTCGGAACATCCACGAAGAGGGACACCCAATGGGTTCCTGGGCCATCGTGTTTATCGAGGTTGATACTTATACCTATCTTGGTCTTCCCACGTTGGATACAGTCGGCCAACTCAAAATGACACAACCGTTCTTCCACACATTGAGTCGTGGAGGGGGCAGACTTCTTGGGTATCCGGGTATCAAAATCGATGGAGCTCGGACCCAATACCTCAAACTCGGGGTGGGCGATTTCGTACTGTTTCAACACATGGATGATATCGTAATTCGATAACCACTCATGGGGGTTGTCTTTCCACTCCGTGGGTTGGTCAGGGGCAAAGATATAGCGGTCCAAATATTCACGCTGGTTCTTGGGAAGGAGAGTGAGCCAACAATCCTCCTTATCACATACCTTATCCAGCCGGGCCTTTAATTGTTTGAATACCGCTTGGGGACTACCTCGGATGGGAGGTTCGGATGGGTGGGTACGCTCATACGCATCCCGTATTTGAAACAGGACCTTACCCGTATAACACGAATCCTTGTTCACGGCACGGCCGGCCACCATGGGGCTACACTGTAATTTACGGGACCGCTTCTTAGTCGTATTCTTGGGAGTTACCATCTTTGTGATAAAATCGGTGAGGGGGCCCTTTCCATGGTATCGTTGGGTCATAACGAGTGTCGGGTACTCAAACCAGATAAAACCAACCGGTTACTATCTTCTATATTATATTACCATATAATCCAGGGTGTAGGTCTCGGATGATGACGTATAGAACAGTTTCGGGTATCGCCATCGCGATGGTATGGTGGGCAAGTACGGTGGTCGGAGTACCATTTTCCGATATCTATCGTAAGATGATGACCCAACTTCCGAGTTCCAACCGCCTCCCCGGGGTCGTCGAACCTCTCAGCCTCCAAAACTTGATTGACGGTATTGAACGGCATGATTTCGAGCAAATCTATTTCGGGGATAACCGGGTCATTACCCGTTCCAAAGACGAAGACTATACCTATATCACTCCCATCAATCCCTATATTACCACCAAACTTGTCGATATCTCCCTGAAGAATCAACTCGACCCCATCTTCCTTCCCAATATGCCCACCGAATCTCCCCCCGATTTACTGGGAGGATTCATCAATATCTTCATCGTGTTATCCATTCTCCGCTCGGTACAAATGTATGCTGCTCGGTTGTTGAGCCGTCGTAACAATGACCGTAACCAAACCGAGGCTTACGACCCGTTCATGGGTATGGGTATGGGAGGATTCGGATTCATGCCCCCCGGTGTCAACTCTCGTAACCGTGACTACACTATTAATACCACACTCTCCGATTGGGCCGGTTCACGGGAGGTCTTGGTAGAGTGTGCGGAAATAGTTACCTACTTGAAAAACAACACCAACTATGTCAATGCGGGGGCCACCATCCCTAAAGGTATTTTGATGGAAGGTCCTCCCGGGACGGGTAAGACTCTGTTGGCCAAGGCGATTGCGGGGGAAGCCGACGCAAATTTCATCGCCATGGCCGGCTCGGAGTTCATCGAAATGTATGTGGGTTTGGGGGCCCAACGGGTCCGTAACCTGTTCGACGAGGCTCGCCGTAAATCCCCCTGTATCATCTTTATCGACGAAATTGATGCCATCGGCCGTCAACGGGGTGGGGGAGGCAACATGAATACGGGAAGTAATGAAGAAAAGGACCAAACCCTGAACCAACTCTTGTCCGAGATGGACGGGTTCAATACCAATGACGGTATCTTGGTACTCGCCGCCACCAACCGTCGGGATATCTTGGACAAGGCCTTGTTACGTCCTGGACGGTTTGACCGGGTCATCCAAATTCCCCTTCCCGATACTTCCTCCCGCCAGGATATCTTGGAGTTGTATTTGAAAAACAAGGTCAAGGGTCCGGAGATTGATACCTTGGAGCTCGCCAAAATCACCCGAGGGTTTTCCGGGGCCCAACTGAAGAACTTACTCAACGAAGCGGCCATTCTCGTGGCCCGTAGGAACGATACCACCCTCGGGATGCCGGATATTCGTGAGGCCCTGGAAAAGACCTTGATCGGTATCAAGAAGACGGTAGACGACCGCCCGGCCGATATCAAACGTCGGGTGGCGATTCATGAGGTCGGACATGCCTTTATCGTGGCCAAATACCCTCAGTACTTTGATTTACAAAAGGTCTCCATTCAGGCCTCGTATTCCGGGGTGGGAGGGTTCACCTTGTTCACGGAAAAGGATGGCTTCACGGAGGGAGGGCTCTATACCAAGGATTTCTTGGTGAAACGGCTGATGGTGGCCATGGGAGGAAAGGCGGCCGAGGCGGTGTTTTACGGGGAAGATTTCGTCTCGGTGGGGGCGACCGGTGACCTCAACCAGGCCAACATGTTGGCCTCGGACATGATTGAGAAATACGGGATGGGGGACAAGCTCAATGTCTTTTTCAAGAGCCCTCAATCCGAGCCGTTTACCAAGTACGCCGAAGCTACCAAGGCCACCATCGACCGCGAGGTCACTCAGTTGGTCAAGGAAGCTTACCATATGGCGGTGGAGTTGATTCGTAAGAACCGTGATACACTCGATATTCTGGTGGACGATTTATTGGCCAAGACCCAGGTCACCAACGAGCTCTACCTACCCATGGTGGCCGCCGAGGTGGCTGAGGTGGCCAAGGCGGAGTGTGACCCGGGATGTATGTTATGAATATGGGGATGGTGGATGGGGTGGGGGAATGAACATCATATATGATGGTCGTAGAGGGCTTTCAAGTTCATACCATACCCATACGACAGTTTATGAAATAAATCGGGATGGTCTCGCATGATTTCGGTGAGAATGACCTGGTCAGAACCACACCGCCAATCGTCATACATGGTAGTACATTTTTGCACATACTCCATATACAGGTTATAGATGGTATCCACGATACTACGGTGCATGATATAGACCGTACCGGCAAAGTGATGATAATCGTGGGGAGGGTTCCCTGGATCACTATAACAAAACTTGTCATGAGGAAGACTATGGATGTCCCGGAGGGTCAGTCGCTGACTCGGAGGTGGGGAATCTCGGTAGACACAGACACCTGCATCACACCAGATATAAAATTCTCGGGGGGTCGGGTCATTATCTTTGACCAATTTCATGAGACGAATCTTCTCATGCCAAATCTTACCCAATTCGGGGGAGGGTACATGCACCGGATGTACCCAGTGGTCCCGATAGAATTGGTTCGAATGAAATTGAGTCAGGGAGTACTTGATGTACGCCGTCGGTAAGTTTCCCCGAAAGGAACGGATATACTCGATATGTTCCTCGTCTTGACAGAAAAAAAAGGTAAACTGGTTGATTTTGAGACTGTTACGGAACCACAGGTCGTAATGTTGGTGAGAATATTTATTTTTCACCTTCCAATAACCCGAGACGATGGCGATATTATCGGGGGTCGGGTCGGAGGGCGAGAGGTCTCGGTGAGGATTCATTCAATCCCAGTTGGATGTAATGAATATGGTATCGTATGTTTATGTGGATACAGGAGGGTCGGGGGTAGGTGGTTCGTCGTTCGAATCTGACATGGACTTGGGTCGAAAATCCTTACCAAATTCACCACACATATCCGGCCGTTCACGGACTTCTTGACAATACATATAATATGGCTGTACGGTGGAGCTAGGTTCCAGATGGGCCGTTACCGGTAAATACCACATATCCGGAATCGACATATCAAACCCATCTGTACCCATCTGGTACAGGGAACATTGGTCAAAGATGGATGAGTGTAGATTGGGAATACAGTGTTGACATTTGGAGCAGTGCTTGGGTTGATAGAATACCATCTTAGGCCGACGGGGGGATCCTTGGAAGAATCTCTTACCCAGGACAGTAGAAGACCAGACGATGTATAGGAGGGTAATCGGGAAGTTCATGGTGGTGACGGGGGGAGGGGCGAGAGGGTGGTATGAGGTGGTATAGAGATAGCCTGAAGTAAAATCAATTTTACCGGGTTCATGGGGATGGGGATGGGGATGGCTCACCCCCATAACGACATGAGTAAAGAACGATTCATATGGGGTACAAAAGACTCCAATGCTTCCATACTCGTAACGAGGAGAGGGTGGGTCGCGTGTTCAATCATAAACGTCCCCAGTGAATCAATGGTTTCGGGTTCGGACTTGAACATGAATACGGGCTCGGTGGGCCGTCTGTTCTCTCGACACCACAATACAAATTCTTCCAAGTGAAACATGAGAATCGCCTTCAACCCATAGTAAGAGAATACCCGGCTGTCATGTTCAATATATTCCTCACCATACAACAGATTCAAATAGGTCGTATTCTGATGAATCAATACCTTGAACATCTGCACGAGAGCCCAACATTTCTCGTAGTATAAGCATTTTCCGACAATCTGGGATACCGTCCTGGTGTAAGCCTTTTCACGGGTAATCGTATACACCGTCACGAGGATATTAAACACCTCCGCCCAGGTCTCCGTATATGCTTCGGCTAAATTGATGTATTCCGCGGACACTCCCGAGAAGACCAAATCACGGATATTCTGGGAAGTCTGGGGGTAATGGATATCCGAAAAATCCAAGCCTAAGGAGTGCATAGTTTCGTGGATCAGTACCTTGAACCATTCCTCTTCACGAAAGAGGTAGATTTCGTTGTTGGTACGACACGCAAAGGTAAAGGCACTGTTCACTTCGGTACGTTCAAGGGGTTTGGGAGGAGGAGGGAGGGTTTTACGTATTTTGGTAAGATAGACATAGATGGTCAACCGTTTACTACAGGCACATGATGCATGGTGGTCGAGAAATCGCATCCATCGGTAAATTTTTTCGGACACCTTTTTACTGTAATCGACCCGATTCTTATGTGGAATCCAGACATATACATGGACTTCACGGCCGGATGGTAGGGTGAAACGAAATATGGATTGGGTGACCTCGGTGGTTGCCCGGATTTTATCACGAATGAGGGCGGGTATAAAAATATCTTCTTTACCAAAGTGGGGGGTATCACTGGTCTTCACGAGTTGAACCGTGTCGGTGGGTACCGATAGGTCAAACTGGTGAGATAAATCCTCGTAGAGCGATTTCAGCAGGGCCTCATAGTTCGTTGACCTGACCGGACGCATGGGTAAAACCTTCAACAGCTTATCACATAGGTTGTAATTTTCCATGTGGGGCCGGGGGACGGAACGGGACGGGGTAGGATGGAGGCACGATACTACTACTCTACCCGGATACTATAAATGGCCGGGAACGGGTCGGTTCGGATCGGTCCACGAAAAATTGATTCGTGATGACCCTGTCAGTAAGTCTACCCGTCAAACTACACTACATACATTATGGGTATCAAGTTTTTAAACCGCTTTCTTATCAACAAGTGTGGTAAAGCCACTATCCAACGGGTATCCTTACAATACCTAGGAGGGAAAACCGTGGTGATAGATGCATTCATCTATATCTACAAGTTTCTGGGCGAGGACAAACTGATTGAAAACATTCACCGAATGATCACCCTATTACAGCAGTATAAGATAACTCCCATATTCATATTTGACGGTAAACCCCCCGAAGAGAAACGGACCCTCTTGATGCAACGTCGAGAGAAAAAACGAGAGGCAGAAGGTAAGTACAAGGAAATTATACACCAACTTGAGAGTGGCTTGGACCGTACCCATGAATTAGATATACAATTGGCCTGTCTGAAGAAGCAGTTTTTGAAAGTAGACTCGACCCATATACAATGTGTTAAATCCATCCTACACGAGTATAGTATCCAGTTTATCGATGCTCCGGGGGAATCCGACCAGGTATGTGTTCATTATGTGAAAACTCGGCAAGCCTGGGCCTGTATGAGTGACGACATGGATATGTTTGTCTACGGTACCGCCCGTGTACTTCGGGAATTGTCCCTCCAAAACCATACCGTGGAACTCTACCACCTCCAGGCGATTTTGAGCGATTTACACATGGACATGCGAACCTTTCGCCAGATACTGGTGTTATCGGGTACAGACTACAACAGTCATGAGGGGGTTTCGTTACACGAGACGATGAAGTGGTACTACGAATACCGTCGGGATTGTACTCGGCGAGGTGTAAAACAGGACTTTTACTACTGGTTAACTCGGAACACCAAATATATCCGGGATTATACCCAATTGACCAAGGTATACGAGATGTTTGACGTATAGGCCGAGGGGGGTTGGGTTGAGGGTGGGGTCGGATGGGACGGGGGAGAAAAAATACCGAGGGAGAGACCTCGGTATTTTTTTGTTTTTTATGGGATTGGTGGTTGATGGTGGGGATGGGGATAGGAATTACTCGATTCCCAACGAACGAAGGATACGCGTACCATACCACTGGAACTGGGGGTCATGGTCGAGATCCTCCGGGTCATACTGAATCTTGGTATCCTTGGTGGGTTGGTACTGTACCACCTGAATATACTTACCGTAAGGGTGGGGTAGAGGCACATGAAGGGTCTCGTTCATCTTCAACAGTCCCTGAACATAGAGATTCGCCAGGACTTGGTTGTTCCATTCCAGGTCGACCACCGCATGACGGATGTTACGACGACTGGTCCGAACCTGAATATCACGAACCTCCCCATAGCCATTACGATGAATGGCCTGGACAATGTCCTGGGGGGAGATGTTACCGCGAAAGTTCTTGATAAACAACTTGGTCATGGTTGGTGGGATTGGGTATGTCTCGGGAATTGGTATGGGTTACTGGTCGGTTCATCCAGAAAAAAGGCCAATCAATTTTTTGGAGGGTGTTCCTGGCAACCCTCTACACCATCGACGCAATATACGACCCCCGGTAATCCTCAATACCCGTATGGGTAAGGTTCACACTCACATCGGCCCATACCTCCCCATTGATACGAAGCCACCTTTCACAGAACAACCAATCTTCCGAGAAATAGTGACCTTCCTCGACCCGACAATCAAAGAGGGCATACGCAAAGGTATTCTCCGAGGGTTCCAAGAAATTGACATCATCCGTATACTTGGTCTCGGGGTACGCCTTGAACATGGCCTCGATGGTCATACGCTGAATCAACATGAACCCGGTGGGAATATGACGCACCTTGGACAAGTTATTATCAATTTGCATATACGTACCTAGATAGTTGACATTGTACTTCAAGAGATTGGACTGGACCGCCATCTCATCAGTAAGAAAACTCGAGAGATTGGACTGATTCTTACGGTTCACCATGGCCTGTACCATATTCGTATTGTACGGGTTCAGAGGGTCCCGTACCAGTTTACTCCAGTCGTACCGCTTCAAAGGATAAATCCCTCCCACCAAAGGCTTATTCGCCATGACCATCCTCAGAATATCGATGGGGTTCCACGTGATATCGTTATCAATGAACATCATATGGGTCATATCGGGGTCGGCCATGGCCCGGGCAATGAGGTTGTTTCGGGCCCGGGGAACCAAACTGTCACTCTTACAAAACTCAAACTTGATGGGGATCTGAAACCGCCGAAACAGTTCGATGGTTCCCACCATGGACTGGACATAATTCACATAACACATACTCCCAAAACAGGGGGTCAAAATGTACAATTTGGGCCGGTGGGTCTGAACATACTCCATAATACGCTGGGTCATCTCGTCGGCATTCAGGGTATCAATCTTGGTCAGATTGGTGAGGTGAACCGTCGGAGGTTCCATCTCGACGGTGGGTGTGGTCACCGGATTCTCGGAATCGAGGGTGTCGTCGTATCCCTCGGAGACTTGATATTTGATGTTGGAGTCGGCCATGATAGATATGTATAGACATACGAGATGTTTCTATACCGTTATGGGAAGGGTGGATGGACCAAGAAAAATTGATTGGCCTTTTTCTTGAGAAGGAAGGCTTCACCCCCCACCCATTCCAACCCAACCACTGAACCGACATGTCCGCCCCCATGAGTGTGTTTGTCCCCTATATCGATGCTACGTACAGCTTCGACACCATCCGCCGCCAGTTCGAAGAAGTCTTTGAAATCGGTAAGGTGGACCGTATCGAATCGGTACCTCGTATCAACAGTGATACCGGGGGTGGCTACAACATCTGCTTCATCTATTTCTCGACCTGGGGTAATGGCTACAATGCCCAGTTCTTGAGAAATCAGTTGATGGAAGGTAAGCAAACCAAGATGTACTACCTGATTGACCGCTATTGGAAAGTGTGTCCCAACACCAGTCCCGTGGCCGACCTTCCGAACCCGGTCCACTACGACCTCGTGCTGTATGTACCCAAATATTACTACCAGGCGGTACTCCAAGCTCCCGTGACCCATGACCACTTCTTCTCCGAAACCATTGATGCCATGGAACTGGGACTGGTCGACCCCGGGGCTTGGGCCCCCGAAACCTCCCGAGACTACGACCAAGAGGTGGTGGAACTCTTGGGGGAGAATCATCGGGAGGAATACCAACCGGTGGTGGTGACGATGAAGTACTGGTACCATAGTAAGAACGCATACGATGTCCAGAAAATCTTGGAGGAGGAGACGATGGTGGTCTATCCGAACATCGATACCTTCCCCTACATGGCCTGGATGTTCCTCAAGCACCGTCAGCCTCCGATGACCCACGGAGTCAATCCCTATATCTGGTATGCGGAGACGAATCCACCGGCCACTCAGAACAAACACACCCGGTTCCTCGGGACCGTCTAATTCACCCGGGCATAGTGTAGTGTATAGTGGACCTGTGTATAGTGTGGACTTGTATATAGTGTATAGTAGTTAGCCATAAAAAAGACACTCTTCGGGGTGTCTTTTTTATTATATGGATATATGGATATGGGCGGGTCTCCTCTCAAATAATTTCACGCATATCCAGCGATACACACTCTTCAATGAAATGCACCCGGGGAGGTTTACCCATGGGACGGCGTTCAAATCGGGTATGCATCGTAGTAATCACCTTACGACCAAACTGAGGGTTCTTCTGATAAAACTCGTGGATTTTCCGGTTGAAGATACGGCGATACTTCGTCTTGGTCTCGGACCCCAACGAGTACCTGGACCGATAAAACAGGTACAAATAAGGTCGCATCACCCGGACCAGGCTCGCCCGGGGGAAATCCTCATGAATACTCAGGGTCGGACAAAATTCATCCAACATATCCACGATATCCTCGTACAGTTCATCTTCGTCCGTCTTCATTATGTATTGTCGGATAGCGTATTCACGAATCACATATTCCTTATCTAAGAGGAACTTGTTCAACGAAAAATCACACTCGTAAAATGCCACAATCAACGGAGGGATACGCATTTGTCCTGACCGAAGGTAATGATAGATATTGATAAGGTCCATATAGCTGAATTCCACCTTGTTGTACGGGTTCGTACACGGTAAAGGTTTGGCGAAAAAGAACATGGTATTTCCCAGAGCATTGGACAAGAGGTTCATCAAATCGGCCCGGCTGAAGAAATACTTGGCCCCATTCTGGAGTAACATAAAGGGCCGGAGGGAAGGTTTGATGGGGGACCGGAGTCGGTCAAATCCCGGGGGAAAAGGATTCAACCCCAAATCCATCGTATTATGGGCAGGGGTCCGACGAATCCTGATACATCTGGCTAGCCGTGAAAACCCCCGGTACACCTTGGACGTCTGGTGAAAAATCTCTTTATATTGGGCCTTTTCACTCTCCGAATAAAAAATATTGGTAATGAGATGAGCCAAAAAATCGTATTTACTGATGGCCAACGGCTTGGGTTGATGACACACCTTCGTCAGGCTCATCATGATACGCTCCAATATCACAAACTGGGGGTCATGGGGGTCCATCAACTCGTAGGCCGAGAAGTTGGGGCGGGGATGAAGAGCTTTGGTCCCAGGTAGAAGGTTCAAGTTAAATATTTTGGTGAGGGTATCGGGGCGAGCCCCTCGGGGTAACACCATCTTCATCAAAATATAATAAAATGATGCCATGATGGTGGAACGAGGGGGTCAGGGGTGACGGTGTACCTATATCGTGCTATAAGCTAATAGCTTATAGGATGATATGTTTATGTCATTTTTATCGAGTTAAACCATGGTATTATATGAGGTATAGTACAGCAAAACACAAAGGGGGTGAGAATGTAAATGATACATACTTCATATCATAGTACGACTATTTTTGATAAGGAGGAATAACTATAGATACATTTGCCACCAGGGCTTTAACACGGATATTTTTTATCAACCGTGGGTTGGTTGGGGTGGACGGGTGGAGCAGGTCACTTAAGCCGTGGCCACCGGCGTCGCCTTCACAAAGTGGTGCTTCATGAAGCGCTGGAGGTTGAAGTACGTCAGGCTATCACCCGTCTGGAGCTTCAGGAGGGCGCTCAGCTTGGCGTCGGCGTTGATCTGACGGCCATTCTTCTCGTCCTGCAGCTTGTTCACACGGATGTAGTTGTTGATCTCCTTGCTGACCTCCGTACGGGCCATCTCGGAACCCGCCGGCTTGCCCAGGAAGGCCGCCAACTCGTCCGACACCAGGCAGGGGCGGACAAAGCCCGACGGCTTGCGGTTACCAGAACGCTTGTTCTTACGGTTCGACGCCTTCTGGGCCGTCTTGTGCTCCTTCAAGACCGCCTTCTGGAGGACCTTGAACTGGGCCTTCAGGGCCGCGTGGAACGTCGCGACCTCGTTGATCTTGGTCGCAAACGCGGACAGGAGCTCGACCATATCACCGGCCGGGACCACCACCTCGTTCGCCGGGGCATCGGCAGAGGCATCGGCCTTGGGGGCCTCGGAGACCACCGGCTGGGCGGCGGCCTTGGCCGACTCCTTCTTCGGAGCCGCCTTCTTGGGCTCGGCCACTTGGACCGGGGCAGGGGCAGACTGAGTCGTCGTGGGGGCGGATTGCTTGGAGGCTCTTACCATCTTATCGTATGGAAGTATACACTATTATATGCCTCGTTTTTATATTACTTTGGCCGAAAACACTCATGTCGACCAAAAGTGTTTTATCATGGCTCTATTTCTCCCGTGGAGGATGGTCCGGGGGTGCGTAAAAAGGGGTGGAGGGAGTCATTTAGGCGATGGGAGCCGGAGTGGGAGCCGGGGTGGGGGTGGGAACCATACTGGCTCGTGAACAATGGTCACAAATATAGATGACATACGGAAATGGCTTGGTCATATCAGTGGTTGGGTAGTTTCCACTGATATCGTACAATAACCCTCCACCCGATACATCGTAAGGTCCATTCACGGTCACATTCGCACTAGTATCTACGGTCGACGGGCATAAATCAATCTGAAGATACAACGCCGGAACCGGAGTAGGGGTACACGATACATCCAACATGGAAAGGTCCAGTGGTGGGATCGTTGCATTTGGGATGAAATCCACCATCTCTTCGTCCCAGGTAGTGACCGGTATGATACATGGTATGATATCATAAAAATACACCGTACGGACATGAATCCCACTCAGGTCATGGGGATGACCATGGTGTAAATACCACCAATTCAGTGAGGCATCCAACGGGGGTTCCGATGGGGGAGAGAACGGGGTAGGACCGGTCGTCATATTGACCTTCCATACCAACGGATGACCCGAGAGGTCATGGGGTATAAAATGCCACCCACTGGCATCATAAGCAATATTGGTGGATGCATCGATGGGGTGAATATGCCACCCAATATCCTTGGTACCATGGGGGGCGATATGCCAACCACTCACATCATAGTAAGGACGGAAACGTGTCCCACTTAGATCCATCGTCGACATATCGGTATGGGGGTACACATGGACCCCGGGTGGTTCTTCATACCATGGGTACGGATGGGGGGTGGGATACGGATGAGGGTAGGGGTGGGGCTGAGGGTAGGGGTAAGGAGTCGGACGGGGAGGGGGAAAAGGGGTCTCGGGATGACCACTGATATCCAAAATCAACACCGAACCATCGTAACTCAAATGAATAATCGGGTTGACATAATACGTGTGATTATTCAACTGAACCACCCGATAGTTCCGGTCATTGTACACAACATGGTCGGTCATGGGGTTAATATATGTATAGTGTGGCTTGATATTTTATTAAACATGGGCGGTATTGGCTGCATCTACCGTGTTGTATATTACATCTGTAGTAGATTTTGTACAAATGTAACGATTGTATTGATGGTGATAGGGGCTGGGGAGAGAGGCTGGGGAGAGAGGCTGGGGAGAGAGGCTGGGGAGAGAGGCTGGGGAGAGAGGCTGGGGAGAGAGGCTGGGTGGGGATTCATACTACTGTCCCGGTGGGGCGTGATGATTTTTGACAAGGACACCATAACCACCAACGATACACTGTACGGAATATTTGTCCAAACCCTTGCCATAACCATATACAAAAGAATATACAGGGGGAAGGTGAGGTCGTAGTAGAAGACGAAGGGAAAGCCATTGGATTCGCATGGGAGGTATCATGGGACGGATGAGACGTTCGTTGGGTGGTACTCAGACCCAACGAATCCTGATGATTCAAAATCGACGGAGCCCGGAAACCGGACCGATCCGAAAAGTGTTCCAAGATATATGCCGACAAATATTCTTGTAATTCTCGGCGTTCACGCTCCGAGTAAGATGCCAAGAAGGAATCGGGGTCCCGTAGTACCGACCGGGGAGGATGGACCGTATACATCGGAGGAGGAGAGATACGCATTGGCACTACCCGAACTTCATGGTGGGGGGAATCGGTACGAAACGGGATACCCGCCATAATCGCCTCACGAAATCGGGCGTACTCTTCCTCATCTTGGTGGGTCATCGATATAGGATAACCCCATAGTTTACCCTTTCCCGAGAGACCCCACGTTTTACCAGAAAAAAAGGGGCAAGGTGGATGGAGGATAAATCTAAACGCACCTGGATACCTCAGGGGGTGGACAGGTGTAAGTGGACGGTGTAACCCAGTAACCAGAATCATAAATCACTGTCTAGGACCGAGGTGAGGGATACATCCAGTAAATGGTTGGTGAACGACGTATCTCGCACCGACGATAGGTCGGACATGGGGGACAATGCCGGGTTTTTACGGATACATCCCCGTTTATGGGCTGCCAAAGCCTTTAAATTATTGGCATTGAACACCTTACACAAATCACATCGGTGACCATTCTTGGGAAGGGGGGCCGTGAATTTGGACGACAAATACTGGTCGAGACACACGAACTTGAATTCTTCAATCTGGGATACAATCTTACGTTGACTCTCACGCAAGTTTTGAATGATGGCCTCCTTCTGTGAGACAAATATCTGATATTCCTTGTTGATCTCGTCCAAAAGGGTCTTGTCAATCCATTCCGTGGAACCTTCCCCTTCTTGGTTGGCTGCCTTGGTCGCCGTATATTGCTTGAACTTGGCCGATAACTGGTCGATGATATCCACCGCGGGCTTGATCTTATCTTGGTTATACTCCACAAAATGAACATAGACCAAGATGAACCCGTCGTGACACTCAATATGGTAATTCGACTTGGAAAAGAATCCACTGTTATGAGAAATGATGACCCCGTGGCTATGGTATTGTTTCATGAGTTCAATGAACTCGACGACTTCTTCCATCGAAACATTGTTCTCACTCGTTTTACCTTCCACCATGATCTTGGGTTGATTCGGACGCTTCATACTATAGATACTATTGGTAATGGGGGCTACCGAAAAGGAGGGAGACGAGCCGATGAGTGAGGTGGGGGGGCGAGCCACCTTGGAAATCTCCGAAGTGGGAAAAAGGCGGCTGAGAAGACCATGCATTTGATTACGTTGAATCATGGGGGAGAAAGTGGGGCTGACGT